GCAACACGCTGGGCGACATCGTAGAAGTCAGCCGCAAGCCGACGCTTGAGCTTTACCGCTGGTCTGACGAGTTTGACCGCTTTATCGACCCGGTGCGGGCCTTCTTCTGGACTGACCTCTACTGGCAGGGGTTGGAGCCGCCACAGAACGCAGCATTCTTCGCTGAGTGGCAGATGATCCATGCGCGCTATGGCCAGGATGAGGGGAGCCGGTACGGCCGTCCGCTCTTTGCCAGCGCCCGCACCGCCTACAAGCGCATGAAAGAGGGTGAACTGGACATTGCCATTCGGCGCAAAACCAGGGCGGGCATGAAATATGTCCACAGTCTGGAAGAGGCCAACGAGGCCGATGTAGAGGCGTACAAGGCTCGCAACAAAGCTGCACTGAATGAGCCGTTTGCAGCCGTGGCCGATTTTTTCAGCAACAAGCGCACCAGCATTCAAAGCATCCAGGGCGACGCCCGGCTGAGTGAGATTGACGATGTGCTCCACCACATTCGCACCTGGTGGACAGCCAGTCCCGTGCCTATGTCCCTGCTGGGCTATGGGCAAGACCTGAACCGGGATGTGCTCGACGAACAAAAGCAGCAATACGATGCGGTCAAAGAGAGTCTGTCGGATTGGGTGACGCAGCAGATTGTCACGCCGCTGGTCGAGCGCCAGTGGTTGCTCAAAGGCATCTTGCCCGAGGGCCTGAAATGGTCCGTCGAATGGGCCAGCAAACAACCGTTCACGGCGACCGACCTGGGCGAGGCGGCCAAAGCGCTGACCCTGCTGAGAGCAACCGGCGTGCTGACCGAAGAAACTCTGATCCGTCTCTTCAGTCGCTTTGTGCCGGGCTTTGACGCTGAGGCGGAGTTGGCCGCGCTGAAAGAGCGAGAAGCCGAGGAGGTGAAGCGGGTGGCGGTGAACGCCCAGATGACGGCGCAGCAGCAGCCGGCAGAGCAAGAGGAAGATGACGCCGACACTGAAGAACGTTGACGCCCTGCAGTCTCAGGCCCTCAGCCGGTTGACACTCCTGGTCATGGGCCAGACCCACCGGCTTTTTGGCGAGTATCAGGAGTGGCTAATCGGCCAGGTGGGGCGACAGGCTGACACCGAGGGCATGGTCAACGGTGGTGCTCTGATGACCGGCTTCAGCGCCATTGCAGACCGCTACCGGCGCACAGTCGGCCAGTGGACGGCCATGTTTGAACAGGCCAGGGTGCAGGCGGCCAGCATTCCGTTCGGGGCGCTGGTGGTCAAGCACAACGCTTTTATGGGCAGCCTGACCGAAGACCTGAGCGCCGAGAATGTCCAGACGGTGATTAATCTTTGGCAGCAACGACGCCAACGGGCATTGCAAGCCGCACAGGAGCGGGTGTACGGGGATGGGCTGCAACTCAGTCAGCGCATTTGGCGGTTGGAAAGCGGCGGGCTACAGCAGATCCGTTCGACGCTGGCGACCGCAATGGCAGAGCGCACCAGCGCAGCGGAGTTGGCCGACCGGCTAGAGCCGCTGCTGGGCGCAGATCAGGACATGCCGAGGTGGGCCGAGGAGCGGCTGTACGACATGGCGGCACCTGACCGGCTACGCAGCCGCGAGGGGCTGTTGACCGGCGCCGAACATCGCACAACCGGCATTGCCTACAACGCGCTGCGGTTGGCTCGCACAGAGTTGCAATACGCCAACCATGCGGTGACAACGGAGATAGCCAAGCATTCGCCGTGGGTGACAGGGCGTTGGGTGAGATTGTCGCCCGCTCACCCCAAGATCGATGTGTGCGACGGGCTGGCCAGCGGTGGGCCATACCCAAAGGACTCCAACCTTCTCCCAGCCCACCCGCAATGTATGTGCTACTGGGAAGAACAGGTGATGAGCGCCGGGGTATTTAAAAGCCAGGTGGCCGACTGGTTGGCGGGTGAGTCTGAATTTCTTGACGATTACCGCGACTGGCTGGGCATCCAACAGGTGACAGAACCGCTACCAACGAATAATAGCGTAGCGGAATCGCTCAATCTCTGGCTATCGACCAGCCGACGCGACCAGGCGGCTGCGCTGAATCTAAATTGAGGCAATTATGAAATTCAAAACCGAGCAGGAGTTTTTAGCAGCACTCTATCGCTACTTCGGCATCAACGAAGCCTTGCGCAGCGACCAGAGCTATGAGGCGCTGCGCGGTCAGATTGACGCCGCGCTGATGGCCTGGGCGGGCCGACCGGCTAACAACATCGGGGTGCGTTGGACATTTTCCGACCGGGTAATCGCCACGGGCTGGATTGAGCAGCCCGCCGGCACGGAATGGAAAGCCTGGGAAATCCCTTACACGATGGGCGAAGGCGGCGACATCGTGTTCGGCACGCCAGTCGAGGTCAACCAGGTGCAACTGTTTGAGCCGGTCAGTGAGAGCCAGCAGCCACACCCGAACAAGCAACGCCTGATCGAAGTGGCGGAATCCGCCCTCTCTGTCATCGGCGAGGGCGAGGGGGGCGGCAAGCGCATCAAAGCCATCGGTGTCACAGCGGGCATTGTCAATGGCAACCGACGCCGCTACCCGCGCGCTGTGCTGGCCGATGCGGTGCAGCGCCTCAACTCCAAACTGAACGAAAGCGCTGGCCAGGGGCGATTGCTCCTGACTGGCGAGGCGGAACACCCCAGCGACAAGGGCAGCAAGGCCAACATCCTAGAGACGGTTTTCCGGTGGGATGCGGTATCCCTCAACGCGGCCGGCCAGGTCGTGCTGGAGGGCGCCATCATTCCAACCTCGAAAGGCCGGGATCTCCAGGCGATTGCCGAATCCGGTGTTCCGATCAAGCTTTCGCAGCGCGGTTACGGTGAGATGACCACGATCAAGGAGAGTGGTCAGACCATCAACGAAGTCACCTATTTGGAAATCACCGGGTATGACGCGGTTGCTAACCCGTCTGACCCAACGGCGGGGTTGACTGAATCCCAGCAATCCCAGGAGAAAAAGAAGACTATGAATCTAGAAGAACTGTTAAAGCAGCTCGCGGAAAGCCCTGACAAGCTGGCTGAATTCCTGCGGGCCAACCCGGCGCTCACTGAGAGTGTGGTCGGGCAAATGGGCTTTGCTGACAAGCGCCAACTGGCCGGTCAACTGGGCGTATCCCCTGGCCGCCTGGAACAATCCCTGAAGGAGTTGAGCGAGAAAGCCGCTCAACTCGAAGAACGCCAGAAGGCCGAGGCCATCGACAAGGCCGTTACCGAAGCCTGCAAGGATCTGCCCTACGGCAAGCTCAACGAGCGCTTTGTTGAATCGATTCGCGAAGCCAAACCGCAGACGGCAGAGGATGTGCTGAAGTTGGTCGAGGCCAAGACTAAAGAGTATGACGCCATCGTTGCGGCCATGCGCCTGGCGGGCATGGGTCACAACGGCGACATTCAGGTGCTTGGCCCGGTCTTCGAGCGTGAGACCGGCCAACCCGAATTTACCCGCCCCGCTTGGGAGGTCAACGAGTCGATGGTGCGCGCCGGAACCGGCAAGCGCCGCGATATGCGCAAGATCCTGAGCGGCAATGGTGAGCCGTCGCGGGCGGAACTGTTCACGGCCAAAGTCCTGAAGCGCTTTGATGAAAACTACCGCCAACAACTGTTGGCTGAGTCCAAGCTCTTTACCGAGGCTGAAACCACCACCGATCTGAACCTGCCCTACACCGTCTCCCGCGCCATTATTGAGCAGGCTTTTCCTGAACTGGTAGCTGCCAACATTTTTGATTTTGGTGTGGCAACAGCCAGCCCGGAAAAACTGTTTTTCGAGACCTACGCCGGTGAATCCGGCTCTAGCGCCACTGTCACCGATGAGGTTGTTACTGGCGATCATGGCGTCTGGGTAGCCCTGGCCTACAAGCGCCTGCGCCCTGGTACGGTGGTATTGACCAATAGCGGCGGCGGCACGACCTACGTCGAAGGCACTGACTATGTGATCGACTACGCCAACGGCAAAATCATGACCCTGGCCGCCGGTTCGACCACGGATAGTCAATCCCTTAAGATTGACTACACCTACGACGCCATTCGTAAGGGCGAGAATACCGAAATCGAGCGGGCCAAAATCAGCCTCTCCTCGATGACGATGGAAATCGCCGCCGACCGGCTGGCCGTCCAGATCACCAAAGAGGCCGTGGTTTTCAGCCGCTCCCAACTGGGCTACGATGCCGTGGGCCGCACACTGAACAACCTGGTGCGCGAAATCCGCCGCATCATTGACAAGGGCATCCTCTACCGCGCCCTGGCGGCTAGTTTGCTCCAGGCCAACAACA